TGCAGGCTTGCCGAAATGATAACATTGGTTACTGCCAGGGACACAGAAGCGGAGTTGTGGAGCAGTTGAGAAAAGCAGGGAAACTTTCCAAGATTTCAGTCAAGACAGAAGCGGACTGCAGTTCACTTTTAAGAGCGTGCTGTATCCAAGCAGGCTTTGATCCAGGAAACTTCAACACATCATCCGAAGTTTCAACCCTCAGAGCGACAGGGCAGTTCATGGATAAGATTGCAGTAACTTCCAAGACGGAGCTGTTCAACGGCGATGTACTTGTAACAAAGACTAAGGGACACACGGTAGTAGTCGTTTCCGGAAATCCGAGACGAAGCACCAGCTACTACCCTAAGTATAGCGGGTCATCGGGTTCTATCATTACCGCACTTGCTGCTGTAGGAGAGAAAGATACTTCCAAAGCACACCGTGCGAAGATTGCGGCGGCGAACGGTATTACGAATTACGCATATACGGCGGCTCAGAACCTCAAAATGGTTAACCTGCTCAAAAACGGTAAGTTAATCAAAGCGTAGGTTCTGAAAGAGATATAGTACAATGGGGTGGCTGAAAAGCTGCCCCTTATTTTGATTTAAGGAGGCGTTTTCTATGGAAAAACTTTTTGGTATTGATATTTCACACTGGCAGGGAGATTTTAACATTGAGCAAGCCAGGAACGAAAGAGGAGTAAAATTTGTGATCGTCAAAGCTGCAGGGGCAGATGCCGGAAAGTATAAGGACAGCAAATTTGAAAATTATTATGCACAGTGTAAGGCTATCGGAATGCCAGTCGGAGCATACTATTACGGCAATGCAAAGTCGGTTGCAGAAGCAGAGGCAGAAGCAGAACATTTCCTGTCAGTAATTGCAGGAAAACAGTTCGAGTTCCCGATATACTATGATGTCGAGGGTAATATGCTGAATAACGGCATAGAAACGCTCACAGATATTGTGATTGCTTTCTGCGACAAATGCGAAAAGGCCGGCTATTTTGTGGGTGTCTACACATCAGATTCACATTTTTCGTCTCATGTAGACGATTCGAGACTGCAGAGGTTTACTCATTGGGTAGCGAAGTATTCGAGCAATGAGCCTTCAACGGCTCACGATATATGGCAGTATGGAGGTGGTCAGAACTTTATTGCGGATAAGACAATCTGCGGAACAACAGTGGACCAGGATTTCTGCTATCGTGATTTTGAGGCAGAGATTAAAAATGCTGGACTTAATGGATTTTCTGCGGACAGCGGAAATGCAGATCCGGAGGAACCGGCACCTGCAGAACCGGAAGGAAGCACGCTTGACCTGGTGTATAGAACCATGAAGGACGAGTTTGGAAGCGGACAGGAGAGAAAGGACACACTTGGCAGTAGATGGCAGGAAGTCCAGGATGTTATCAATCACATTCACAATGCGTCTACGCAGGAGCTTGTGGATGAAGTATGGGCCGATAAGTACGGCGGCGGTGAAGTGAGAAGAACAGTTCTCGGCGATAGATGGCAAGAGGTCCAGGATGCTATAAATGCTGGAAACAAAAAGTATTACACAATCGAGAACGGTGATACACTTTCCGGAATTGCCAAGAAATTCGGAACATCAGTCGAGGCACTGGTGAACCTCAATGGCATCGAGAATCCGAACCTTATCATCGCAGGAGATACGATCAGAGTAAAATAACAGGAGGAATGGTGACGTGAAGAATTACATCGGCGTAAAAATTGTAAAAGCTGAACCGAGGGAGAAAAACGGTGTACCTGGATACGCTGTTAAATATCCGGACGGCTATGTAAGTTGGAGTCCGAAGGAAACCTTTGAAAAGGCGTACCGGGAGTTAGACTGCAAGGACTTCATCAATTCAGAAGGTTAAGCGTAAGGGCCTATGATCCGTAAGGGTTGTAGGCTCTTTTTTTATTGCAGAAAAGCGGAACAAGACTGCAGGTAAAATCAATATACAAAATAACCAAAATAAGACCGGGAAAATTGACGAAATGTGCCTGAGACACGATAGGAGATTTTAGTACCTATCCTATGCCTAAGAGCAACAATCCGGTATTGAAGCGTGTACGAAGTCTAAGACATATATGCTTTAGGAGATGGATTTATCCACATTATCCACACGCATTTGTGGATAAAATACGCTTTTGAGAGTACGCAAATGAGCATATATTATTTTATTATCTAATATCTATTATCTATTCTCTAATATCTCGTAAAGAATCCTTGTAGAAATCATATAAGAAATCTTGTAAGAAATCTTACAATGCACCAAGCAACCGTGCGGGTTTATGGACCTTGCATATAAAAGTGCTGCACAATGCACCGACCAAGTATGCGAACAAAAAGAAATGCAGGATGGCTCGTGAGTGCGAAAATAATTCTGCAAAAACTCGAAATATAGAAGTAAATCTATTGACAAATACGCAAATGCGAAGTATAATATAACCATAATCAAACAAAACATTTGATTAAATCCGAAGGAAGGAGGAGGAATTACCAGTTGGGTAAGAAAGGTAAGAAGCAAAAGACTTTCCAAAAGGAAAAGGAACTGCTTGAAATCGAGAACCTTAAATTACAGAAGAGAGAAAAGCTCGCCAGCATCATCTCCACCATAGTAATCATGATCGTATCAGTGATTACGGCAATTCTGAAATGGTTAGGTTTAATCGATTAACAGTTCCTCAGTGATTGAGAGGGCAGTGACATCGCCCCTCAATTACTGAGTCTATCATAAAGGAGGCTGATTTGGCAATGAAAAAATTGAGACAGCTTTTACAGTCGGTGCTGTTTATTAACTTTATGGTCGGCATTTACGACGGTATGAAAGCGAAGAATTTGGTAGCGATTTTAATAAATGGAGTAGTGGTACTGGCACTGATCGCCGGAGAAAAGGAAGAGAGGTAAACGATATGAAGTGGGACGTGAAACACGATAGAGCAAAGAAGGTATTAAATCATTTCCTGGATAATGCAGGGTACTGGACGGAAGTTGAGAATCTGACAGACGGACTGACAGAGGAAGAAATCCAGGAGGTCAACGCAGAGGTGGCAACGATGATTCAGAGCATCACAAAGAGATACAAGCTGGACGTTATGCTTCCTGCAGAACTGGTCGTAGAGGAAAAGCCACAGGAAGAAGTGAAGGCAGAAGAGCAGGCGGTTGAAGCACCTGCAGAGGAAGAACCGGTTGCGAAGCCGAAGAGACGTGGCAGAAAGAAGAAAGAGGAGGTTGCATAGCATGGCATACGAGAGAAAGACAATCGACACATGGGAGCTGCAGCTGAATTATGGGTACGGCTGGGAGTACACATTAACAGAGTTCACAAGAAAAGAGGCAAGAGCGAGACTGAAAGAGTACAGAGAGAATCAACCTCAGTACCCGGCAAGACTTGTTAAGAAGAGAGTGAGAAAGGAAGAGGTTGCATGAGTTCAACAGCAAAGCTGACAGCAGAGCAGATTGAGAACCTGGCAAAGGAAATCAGAGAGTTTCTGTTGGAGCATGGGTTATGGCAGGACGTAGACATCTATTTCAACGGAAAGCGGTTCACACAGCATGATCCGGTAACTGGAAAGTATTACTACAACGACAGAGAGCATCTGATCGAGGAAGAGGACCAGGACCCAAGAACGTATTTCGAGTACGTGAATCCGGATCATATCCTCAGCATGAGCTTTGAAGGTCCGGTATGTGAGATGCTGTATTACGGCATCCTTCCTTCGGTAAGAAGAGAGTTTGACAAGATTTTCGAGAGATACGGTTTGTATTACGAGTTCGGGCATCACTGGAATTTCAGCTGCTATTACATTTAGGAGGTGCGGCATGGTAGAAGTTTTGAAAGATTCGGTAATCAGAGTGCAGTCAAGCATGAATGAATGGATGGATTGCGTGTTTGTAGTAAGCAAAGAGGACGAGGAAAAGGCACACGAAGTATTAAGAAAAGCCTGGGACAGCTTTTGGGAGGACGGCGAAGGATGGTGCTACGGAAACTACCTGGAAGCGAAAATGGTTGAAGCTGGGATTGCGTTTGAAGCATATTACGCAGACACGGAGGGCTAACAGATGGAAGAATACAAAGAGTTATCAAGAGGAATGGGAAAGCTGTTAGACAAAGTGGAAGAGCTTGGTTGGAACTGGTCGGCATGGATTGAGCCGGATAATAGAAGAACATGCGTTGAAATCGGGCAGGCTTCTCCTGCAGGAGAGGATTTCTCAATGACGATAGATTTTGACGAAGAGGACCAGGAAACCAGCTTCAAAGACAACCTGGAATCATACTATGAAGGTTTCGACGTTGACGAGCATATCGAAATGTGGGTTGAAGCGAAGAGGAGCGGAACCAGCGGAGTCCCTTCTATAAGGGAATTGGTAGAAGATGCAGAGGCGATCGACGGAATGATCCTGGAATTATCACAGGAATTGCGAAAGGTTAAGATACCACTACTGGTCGGGAGTTATACTCCGCCGGATGAAAACGGAGAAGGTGAGAAGATTGTTCGTGAGTTCTACGGACAGGGACATATCTTCAAAGATGAAGATGCGTTCTATCACAGACCAGACGATGCGTGCTATATCCCGGAATTGTCCGATACGGTTTACACGAGAAACAGCATCCTGCGGGAGTGCAACGATCAGACAGACCTTGCAGAGGAGGTTTTCGAGGCTCTTGACTGGCAGCACGTGAATAGCCTCTTGGAAGATTGGTTCAGAAACGGAGAATTAGATA